CTACAAAAAGTAGCACAGGCTGGTGCTGTTTCTGCCGCTACTGGTTTAGCGCCAAACCCGAAGAAAGAACAAGTATTTAAAGGTGTTGATTTCAGAACATTTACATTCGAGTATCAATTCTTCCCAAGAAATGAAGATGAAGCCAAGAATGTTCAAAATATTATACAACAATTTAAGTTTCACATGCATCCAGAATACAAAGGAAGCGGTGAATTTATTTTCGTTTATCCTTCTGAGTTTGACATTGTTTATTACACCAATGGACAGGAAAACGAAAACCTTCATCGACACACATCTTGTGTTCTTACCGAGATGAGTGTTAACTATACACCTAACGGTGCATTTAATACATTTGCCCAGTCAAGAACAGGTGGTGGAATGCCAACGCAGATTAATATTCAGTTAACATTTAGAGAACTCCAGATTCTCACCAAAGAACTTGTTGAGGAGGGTCTATAATGTATTTCAAAGATTTTCCAACATTTTTCTATGAGTTTGATATAAATGGAGAGAAGTCATTAACAGCGGTTAAAGATATTACAAGAAACATAAGATTTCGTAGAGATATTCTAGCCAATGTAACTGTTTATGATGAGTATGATATTCAGGATGGAGATACCCCAGAAATAATTTCTGAGAAAGTTTATGGTACTCCACAATACCACTGGGTAGTTATGTTAATGAATGAGAATTATGATTACATTAACGATTTCCCACTTTCAGAATTAGAGTTAGAGCAGTATGTTTATCAGAAGTATGGTAACTATACTGAAGATATGAACGATGATCTTCGTGAAGCGGAAAATATAATTGCAAAATTTACAATTCATCACTACGAGCGTTCAGATGGTTTAGTTCTTTTTGACCCGAGCCAATATCCACAAATTTCTTACGAAGTAAAATTTAAGAAAGAAGATAACTCTGGAGTTTTACTTGATGAATTCGGCAGACAGTTAGTAGCTGAGAATTCTGTTGAAGATATTGTAGATCCACCACAGGTTACTGATAACGATCTTCGTTATCCGATTTCAAACTGGGATCACGAAAGATCAATTAACGAATCTAAACGAAGAATTAAACTTCTTCCAAAAGAACTATTGAATAAAGTTTTACAAGAATTTGAAGAACTATTATAATGTTAAAAGATGAAGTAATTACGTTTGCTGGTGACGTCTCTATTAGAAAAGCAGAGATAGTATCACAAAACGGAACATACCACAATATAATCCCGCAGATATTAAATGTGCAGATTTTTGAAGATCTGTTCAGCCCATTTATCACAGGCAGCATAATTGTCCGTGAATCTCTAGATTTTGCAAACTTGTTCCCTTTAGTTGGAGAAGAGATCGTTAATTTGGAAATAGCAACACCTTCTTTAAATAAAAGATTGAAGGGTCAATTCTTCATTTATAAAATGTCTGATCGTGATACGTTGGGTGATAAGAGCGTAGTTTACCAACTGCACATTATTTCTAGAGAGTCAGTGATTGATCTTAATAAGAAAATAAGCAGACCGTTCTCAGGTAAAGTATCAGAGATTGCTACACAAATACTAAATGAACCTACCGTTGGTTTAGAAACTGATAAGAGTGTTATAGTTGAGCCTACTTCAGACCGTGATACATTGGGCGATAAAAGCGTCGTTTTTCAACTGCATATTATTTCTAGAGAGTCAGTAATTGATCTTAATAAGAAAATAAGCAAACCATTTTCTGGAAAAGTTTCAGAAATCGCTACACAAATATTAAATGAACCTACCGTTGGTTTAGAGACTGATAAAAATGTTATAGTTGAGCCTACTGCGAATTCAACAAAATACATATCAAACTTTTGGAGTCCCGTTCAAAATCTAAACTATTTGTGCTCTACCGCACTTAATAGAAATAAATCCCCGACATATTTGTTTTTTGAGAACAGAGAAGGTTTAAATTTTATATCTTTGGATACAATGTATACACCAGAGATATTACAAACCTTTGTCAATGACAAATATGCAAGAGATAACCAGCGTGGCGGTGGCGGAAGCATTAAGAATATTGATGAGGATTTTAAACGTATACAACAAATAAGAATTCCTCAAACTTTCGACTACATGGATAGAATTAGAAGTGGTATGCAGGCATCTAACTTAATTATGTACGACTTCACTAAAAAGCAGTATTCTGTCAAGACATTTGATATGTTAAAAGGTTACGATGAAAATAAACATATGAACTTTTATCCAGTTATCTCGAATAAGCAAACGAGGCGAGGAGATTCTACTTTACTAAGATCATTTAGATACTATGGTAATTTTAGTGGATACGGTGATGTTACAAACAATAACTCTATACAGAAAAGAATTTCTCTTCTCAAGCAAGCAGAAAGTTTTAAAGTGGAAATTGTAGTTCCTGGAAGATGGGACTATACAGTTGGCAAGAAAGTCAATTTGCAATTAACAAGAATAGAGCCATTAACTAAAGAAGATATAGATACAAAAGACAAACTATATTCTGGCACCTATCTCATAGCAGCTATAAATCATACTGTGACTAAAGAAAAGCATGAATGTAGTATTGAGTTAATTAGAGAGTCATTAAACATAAACTTGAATAGAAATGCAAAATGAAATTATACACAGGTGTAGTTGAGAACAGAATTGATCCGTTAAGTCTTGGACGTTGCCAAGTAAGAATAGTTGGCGTTCATACACACGACAAAAATCAATTATCAACAGATGATCTGCCATGGTCATATCCAATGCAGCCAGTTATTTCTGCTGCTATGAACGGTATTGGTCACACACCAATTGGTCCAGTTGAAGGAACATCAGTTATTATATTTTTTGCTGATGACGACATGCAGCAGCCAATTATGCTTGGCACTTTAGGTGGTATTGCTACACCTCCAGGCATTATTGAGTTAGACGGTAATGCTCCACTAACTGGATCTGCAAAACTTTCCAATCTTAAACTTAGAACTATTCCTGGACCAGTTAGTGGTAATAAACTAACATTTTATGATCCTCAGAATGGTCGAATGATCTTCCATGGTCATATCCAATGCAGCCAGTTATTTCTGCTGCTATGAACGGTATCGGTCACACACCAATCGGTCCAGTCGAAGGAACATCAGTTATTGTATTTTTTGCCGATGAAGATATGCAGCAGCCAATTATGCTTGGTACGTTGGGCGGTATTTCTACTCCTCCAGGTGTTATTGAGATAGATGGTAATGCACCGTTAACTGGATCTACAAAATTATCTAACTTAAAACTAAGAACTATTCCTGGACCAGTTAGTGGTAATAAACTAACATTTTATGATCCTGAGTTTGGTCGAAATGATCTAACAAAAGATTTAAAAGCCAACATGAAAGTGTTTGGTCATGATATTGCTAAAGAAACATTTATTGTTTCTATTAATAGCGGTACTGAAATTACAATTAGTAGCGTAGTATCTAATTACGTAGAAAATATTATTACGTTCGAGGCAGTTCCTAGTAACCTAGATGCAGTCAGACAAAGCGTAGCCCAAACTGGTGTATTAGTTGACGGTTCTGGTAACCCTGTTGTTTCTGGTAGCGGAACACCGATAACAACTGGTTCCTCGGATACAGCAAATTCTGCTGCGTCGTCAAATTCTTCAATACCAACTGTTCCTCCACCAAAATCATCCCCGCAGCCAGCAAAGTCTACTGAAGGTATTAAGGCACTTATTGCAGCTTGTGATAAAGTTGGTTTGACAACTAAAGAACAGAAGTGCGCATTGCTTGGTATTGCTGGTGGTGAATCTCGATGGATTCCACAGTTGGAGAGTTTTAATTATAGCGAGGCACGACTCAAACAGGTTTATTCTTTTGCAACTGATGAAGATGTGCAAAAGTATGGCAATGCCACTAAGAAGGGTGTGACGAGAGAAGAGTTTTTCTCATGGGCATACGGTCCAACCAAACGTGGTAAGAACTTCCTTGGTAACAAAACAGATGCTGATGGCGGTAAGTATTTTGGTCGTGGATTCATTCAGTTAACTGGTCGTGCTAATTATGAGAAGTATCAGAAACTTGCTAATCAAACTGGATTGAATATTGACATTGTTAACAATCCAGATTCTCTTGATGCTGATATAAATGTTTCTGCTTTAGTTGCAGCTCTGTACATTAAAGATCGAGTTAAAGGTGTATCGCCAAATGATCACCCAAGTTTTTTCTTAGCTGCTAAAAAAGCAGTTGGTGTCAATACTCCAGATATAGCAGCTATTAAACAAAACTACTATGAGTATTTTTATGGACAACCAGGAACTGGCAGTGAAGAAAAAGACGCTGGTCCGCCAACTTCACAACCACCACAAGATGGAGATTCTTCTACTCCAAGACCATCTGAGCAAAGTATAAACTCTGGCGCTGCTCTTTATGGATTTAGAGATCCAAACAGCAAGTATCCTCTAAGTGAGTATATGGGAGAGCCAGATACAAACAGATTAGCTCGTGGTGTTATTGAAGGCACAATTGTTAAAAAGAAAGATAATACTAGAGTTAAGCAAGTTCCTAAGGCATTAGGTCAAGGAAACTGGGATCAACCAGAAGCGCCATTTGGCGCGAAGTATCCATATAATAAAGTATTCGAAACAGAATCTGGACATGTACAAGAGTTTGATGATACGCCAGGACAAGAGCGCATTCATACTTTCCATAGATCTGGAACATTCCAAGAAGTAGATCCTAATGGTACGCAGGTAAATTATATCGTTGGTGACAACTTTGTTGTTATGGAGCGCAATGGTTGCATTAGTGTCAAGGGTGAGTGTAATTTGACTGTTGAGGGAAACGCGAATATCTACGTCAGAACAGATGCTAATATTGCAGTTGAGAATAACGCAACAGTTGAAGTTAGAAATAACTTATCGATAGGTGTTGCCACGGATACAACTTTGGCAGTTGGCGGTGACATGAAGATGAAGATCGTTGGTGATCTCGATATACAAGCAGCTAATATTAGAGTTAAGTCAGAAGGAGATTACGATTCTCAAGCGACAGGTGGCATTAGCGTAAAAGGTGCAACTACAAACATTGAAGCGGAAGGCGAGTCAAATTATCTTTCTGGCGGTTCAACAAATATGGACTACTCAGTTGGTAA